GTGTGTGCACTTGTACCCTCAAAGTTAATAAGTATTACACCTGCGGAACCTGAAATTACAGTTGAATATACTAATGTCCTTGTGCCGATAGAAGACACACCAACAGGCAATACGCTAGACGAGATAATAAGAACAGCTAAACCACCAATGGTTTGTGAAAAAGTTACTCTTTTGCGATAATATTTGGTAGTTCCTAGTGTTGTCACTTTCCAACCATTAGCATCAGTAGAAGAAGTTATATCCAATTTTGGATTTGTCACCGCCCCGTCTTTGATTTTAGGTGTTTCTACTACATTACTAGCTAAGACTGCTGCATTGTCCACTGCTCCTGCTTTGAGAGTGCCGTCGTCATCGTGTGATACTGCCAGCACACTGGCTACTTGGTCAGCCCATTGGGTAGTTGGTTTAATTATAACTATGTCGTTTACTGCACTACCAGCGTCAGTAAACCCTGGTGCGATTGTGTCTATCTCCAAATTGCCTCCATCTACATGCCCCTGAAAGTCTACCGCACTTGCCTCCGATATAACGGTTATTGTTTCGCTTGTTACAGGGTCTACAAATGTATGGGGCGTACCCATTGTTGCGTGAAAACTGCTATTTATGCCTTGAACTGTGTCCACTACTAGGGTTGTTGCGAGTGGTGAACGAACTGATTGAACGGTGGCAACAGAGGCATTACCTGAGCCATCGCTTGCTTTGAGTGATGTTATGCTTGCCATAATTTTATTCTATCACAAAAGGGGCTTTTTCAAGCCCCTTAAGTTTAGTCTCTAATTCGTATTAGGAGTTAGAGCTTTGTAGTGTTGCGATTGTGTATTTCTTGCGGTCAAACACAAACACACCACCTCTAGCACGAAGTTGTAGTTCTGAACCACCAAAACCTGGCACATCTTTAATGAACTTGCGTCCACCATTTTTAGGTGTCATTTTTTGGGTTGGTGCAGCGATAGCTCGCTTGTCAGCAATAACAGCTTTAACTGTTGGATAAGCGTCAAAGTACTCATCAACAGTTTCAACAATCATTACGCCTTTAAGTTTACCAATCAAGCCGTTTGTACCAGCTGTGTACCCCTTGTCACTACCATCAAAAGTAGTAATGTAGGCACGGAGCTTGTCGGCAAATGAGCTTGGAACCCAAGCAATAGCTTGGCTTGTGTCACCACCACCGTTAGTAACAACTGTTACGGTGTTATAGAACTTTTGTAGCAAACCATTAACACCAGTGTCAATAGTTGTACCGTCCCAAGTAACGATGTTAGCACCAGGACGAGCTGCAATAACTTTAGCTAATGCATATTCGTCAAAGTCTGGTACGAACTTCTCATCTACCCAAGCCTTAGCAACATCAGATACAGCAGAACCAACAGGAATATCCTGAAGCTGTGTGTCCTGAATACGCAAAAAGCTAGCGTAGTTGTAGTCAATAGACCACTCTTGCTTGCCAAACTCAACTAGGCTTGGTGTCATACCACCAGTAGTGCTAGCCTCATTATAGGCTGTTAAGTTATCGCTATCTATATCAATGTTAAGAATGCGAACAGTGTTTGCGTCCACAGTATTTACACCGTGAGCGTCTAGGTACTTAGCAACCGTTGAGCCGTGCTTCAAGCGACGGTCAAGAAAGGTTGCAGTACGTATGCCATAGTTAGTAGACATAAATCCCCCTTAAATTAAAAGTTTGTTAAAAACTTCCTAATGCTTATCATAAGCATAACATATTTGTTAAAAATAGTAAGTAGTTTCTAAGTTATCTGTATCATATTCTAGTGAGCTACTACTTTGTTGGTTGCTTTGCTCCATCACAAACCTACCATCTATCCAGTTTTGAGCGATGGCAGCGTATATGTACCTAACCATATCCGACAGATGAGAGGCACTATTATGCTCTGGACCAACATAATCTCCTGTTAGCGGGTTAAACTTACGCTTATAAAGATTTAGCTTGCGTATCAGCTCTGTACAAGTTGGTTCGTTTATCTGTGTTTTAGGTAAATATTGCATAACTCTGTCTATACCAATAGAAACACCCTCTTTTCTAATGGTTGAGACGTTACTTATACCGTTCTGTATCATGTAATCTATACGTCGCACATTATCGTTGGTAGAGTGAACTACAGCGTCCCAAGGCAAGAAATGCCAGCCATAGTTGTACGGCTTAGATTTTATAAAAGGTATTATAGTGTTAAGCCCAATTTGTGATGTTTCGTAGCTATCTATAATACGCACATTATCGTTAATATACTGCCAAAACCCTATCGCCATATTATCTGCTCTACCTAAATCCCAAGAGGTATAAACAGGATATGCTGTATCATATGGGTATAGTCCTATCGTGCCATCTTTCTTTTTAGCAGCTATGATATGACCATAGTAGCTAGCAGATGATGATTGACCCCAATCAAGTAGCATCTCTTGCCTGAACTTGAAGTCGTTACCATTACGTAAGATATAACCCTGTCTAGTTTTTTCTAGCTCCTTTTGGGTCATATAGTGGGTAGCGTCTATGTAGCAGGTGTACTTCGTGCCTGTTTTATCAGCCTTAAACGCTTCGTGCATACGACGCATTGTTTCACCGTTGATACCGTCAATCTTAGGCGTACCAGTGTAAACTCGTTTGCCCTTGTTTCGCTCGGTAATAGGAGCTATCACGTTGACTGCCTCAATCGGAGTGTCAGCGAACTCATCAAACCAATATATTTTACCGTTAGCCCCACGCAAGGCTTCGACGTTAGTAGCACCTAAAGCACGAAACACTGAACCGTTTATCAATGTTCGTCGCATATCGTCTACAGAGTTACTTTGTCCACCGGACGCTAATAGCTCTCTAGGCAAGTGGTCAACCGTCTTAAACCCGTCATCTTCAATGTTAGTCCAGAAGTTATCTAGCCCCATTTTAGCAGTAGGGTAGACCGCTACAGCCGTCATAACATTCCGTACTAAGTCGGGTACTATACCCTCTGAATATATAGTCGTGGTTTTTCCACCCCTTCTGGCGATGACCAACAGTAATTCATCTATATTAGGGTCGTTAAGTGCCTTAACTATCTCTTTTTGATACTCCCTGAGCGGTAGCCTGTGTGCAGGGATATTCATTGGCTAACTACTTCTTAGCTTTAGGAGTGTATGTCTCACCGCCCTCTTGTATAGGCTTGATGCTCTCTAGGTACTCCTGTTCGTATGGAGCATCTTCCTCGTATCTCTTAGCCTGTTTCTCGGCGTTTGCCTCACGAGTATAGACAGCCACCATAAGGTCTCGGTCTGTCACCTCGTTGCCACCATACTTGGTAGCCAAGTCTTGCATTAACTGTCGGTCTTGGCGAGCTACACGCAACTTCGCAACCCACTCCTTACCTAACCTCCAACCCACATCGCTCTGTCGGTTTACACCCATATCAGAGCTTTCAATAATAGCTTTAATTTGTGCTGGTCGCCTAACATATATAGTTTCACCAGTCTTGATGTTGAAAAAATCTATACCTTTGTTCATAATTATTCTCCAAATAATTCCTTTAATGATTCATCTGCGTCGTTGGGGTCAGCTTCACGACCTGTACTGCCCCCATCACCCGATTCATCTAATCTATCTTTAATTGATGGCTTAGACTCAGGTATCTTGGGTTTGTCCTCTATTGGTGGCGTAGTAGTCTGTTGTGCCTGCATATTGCCATAAGCTAATACATAGGGTTCCATAGCGAAATCATAAAACTCCTCAACATCAGGAGCAGATAATACTAAGTTTTTTTGGTCATCTATTGTAACCTGCTTCATATATTGTTTGTATATTTTTTGTTGCTGTTCGGGGAACTTTTCAAATACGGCTTTATATTTATCTAGCACCCTATCTATACCACGACTAAAATTAGAATTAGTCTCAGCTAGATTGCGAGCATCGTCTTTAATCTTGGCTATACTGGTATCAAGCTTATACTGTTCATTTAGAAGCCATTGTTGAGCTTCTTCAATAGACATTGTACCGCCAGATACATCTACCACGTCTTGAGGACTACGAAGCTCCTTACCAGTAGCACTATCTACTAATACATTTGATAAGCCCTCTGGATAATATTGTTTCAACACTTCATCTGTAAGTGTATCTAGCTCTTTGGCAGAAGTACGCTCATCATTACGCATATCAGATATAGCTGTGCGAACATCATCAATAGTTAGGGGTTTCGGCGGTATCTCCTGTCCTTCCTCACGCTTTTCTTCTGTCTGTTGAGCCTCTTTCTCTTCAGCCCTTTCCTCTCCTTCACTGTCATCTGATACTTCGGCTTCTTTAGTTTCTTCTCCTTCTTCAGTTTTAGTAACTTCTTCTTTAACTTCTTCGGCGGTATGTTCAACACTATCATCAACCCTCTCGGTGTTATCAAGGTCTAAGTCTTCACGACCCATCAACTCATCAATATCATCGTCCATTATTGGACCTCCTTTAATTTTTCATTTATCATCAGTTCCATTGTGCCGATTAAAGTAACAGCCCACTTGTTATTAGCGAGTTGTTGTTCTATTGTAAAATGCTTGTCATCTAGGTTTAACCTGTCTATAGTACCGTACTCAGCTTTCATAGCCTTTAGCTCAGTGGATATTTGCTTTAATACAGACACATTAGCTACATCGGGGTCTTTATTATCGGAGCCACCCAAAATACTACTACTTTGAGTAAAATTATAGTCTAAATCCTCATTCATAACTCTTATGTTACATTTTTAGCAACATTATGTAAACGTATCGTAGATTATTCTACATCATAGGGGGAGCGACCACTGGTATATTCTGAGCTTGCTCTTGAGCCACGTTGATACGTTGCGAGAGGTCGGGGGCTGCCTCAGCCAAGAACTCATCTTCTACTACACTAGCTTTAGCGGCTGCTGTTGGGTCGTTAGGGTCTTGGGTTTGCTTCATGACTGTTAGTGCGTCTTGTAGGTCAGAGCGTTTCTGGTCGGTAAACTCGTCTTTACTGATAGTAGTATCAACAGTTACGTCTATTTTCTTGATATGGTCATAAAACTCATTCCAGTTGATAGCTAGAGCATTAGGATTAGATGGGTCATTAAATAGACCAGGTTCAACAGCCTCTATGTCTTTTTTAGTCTCATCATCTACATATATAACATCATCGCCGTCTTGCTGGCTTACATATAGGTCAAAAGCTGAAAGTATATATTGCTTAATAAAGTCCTCAATAAGGTGGGTTATCTCTTGGCTAGCCTCGTCCATCGTCATACGCTGTGTTTGAGCACCAACACCAGTCTTAGACTGCCCAATAGCACCTAAGTTAGCACTAGGGTTATAGCCTAACATATCAAGGATTTGCCCCTTAACCTCTTGTGAGATGTTGGGGTATTGTTGGCTAGTGGCTGTATCTAGGGTTAGTAGACTTACTTTAGCGTTAGGGTCGGTAGTGGTCATTATGCCCCCAGATTTGAGTGCTGTTGCCCCTGCAAATAGTCCCGTCTTTACAATAGTTGGGTCACTGTTGTATAGCCAAGTGGCTACAACATTTTGGCGTAATGCCATCATAAGGTTCTGGTTAGGACTGGCAAGTCGCACACGACTATCACCAAAAGGCACTAGCTCAGCAGGGTCAATCACCAAAAACAGCACTCTTGGATAACCAAACTTAGACCTGTTGGGTACTGTACGAAGTTCCTGTGTGAGGCTAGGGCTAAAGCTGATAATATCTTCTTCTATATCAGCAGAATAACGTGTAACCATCGTGTAGGTGTCTGCACCGTCTGGGATTGTTCCCTGTTGGCTAGGTATAAGCCACTCAGCATACTCACTAGCACCTGTACCATCTGGACCAGCCTCTAAAAGGGCTTTAATAGCCTTAGTGTTCCAAGTAGTTGTTGGGTTGTTTTTCTCTCGGTTATAAATCTTTTTAAGTTTAGATGGGGTGTATTGTGTCCTCACGTAATGATAACCAGACAAGTTTGCGTCTTGCACGCCTGGCTCAACACCAACATCACTAAAATGTATCAAAGCTGGCTGTATGCCATACTCACCATAAAGACTGGTAGCCTTAACCTGAAAAGCATTAAAACCTCGTGATAATGCACCTCTACCACCTAGCCTGAGCAGGTTCACAAAGCCCTTACCGAAAGTAATAGGGTTTAATATACGGTCATTGACAATAAATCGGCTTACATACGCCTCTTTGGTCTGCTTAGAACCATTGATAGCCATACTAATAACTGGAGCTTGCTTGATAGCCCTACGCATCTGCTGGCGTGTTGCACCAGCAATAGTGGTATCACCTACATTAGGCTTTTTGCCAGAACCACGAGGGTATTGTGCGTTAGCTATGGTGTCTAAGTCTTTGAAGTCAGTAGTATAGCCATAGACATAATCTTTTGACCGTTTCCATTCTGATATTAGATGTGTTATATTCATAAGCTTATTATACTACATCCGCCACTACACCTATCATAACACCTTCAGGGGCAACTGCCACTAGGTCAAATGAGGTATTAGCCAGATTAGATGTAATACTTACCTTATATTCATTTATCACAGGGTTAGGGGTACGAACCCTGAAACGACGCTTAACCTTAGTACTAGCGTTAGCACTGCTTGCACTTGGTATCTCAGTAGACCAATTTATAACTCTAGTATTCCAGCTACGCCATAAGTTACGAGGATTGCTCCAGCCACCTAACAGGTTACGAGATGGTGAACCATAAGTATAGGTCTTGGTTTTAGATTTTAATTTACCCTTTTGGTTGTAGTATGACACTGTAATATTTATCGTGCCTATAAATTCAGCTACATAAAATACACACTGGTTCATAGCGAAAAATGAGTTCTTTTGAGTATTAAATGGTATTAAGGCACTATCTATATTCATTGGGAACGGTGAAGAAGTACCGTCGGGTGCGTCATCTTCTGCTACATAACCCTCTACAAGTTTATAGAAATACTTGCCATCTCGTATATAAGCGAAACTATCCCTATTTGGTGGTGATATTGTGCCAACCCAATCAGCATTTATATCCCAGATATACCATTTTGGCTTATCTTTATTAGCTAGGTCGTAAACAATTATCTGGTTATTGTAGTTAAAGCCTCGTGTCGGCATAGTAAACATAATCAAGTTATTCCAGCCAGTAGATACAATCATATCAAAATTAGCCGTCTTGATTGTTCTATACGTGGTGTTTATAGCCTCTGATACAACGCTTGGGGCAAGTACGTTTTGTAAATTAGCCTCAGTTTTTATAGAAGTTATACCCTCAGATGATGGGAATAACAGCTGATTGAGGTATGCAACTGTACCATAAGATGAGTACACAGCACTAGCACCAGAGTTTAGGTCATCAGCACCCCAGTAAGTAAGTATATTGTTGCCGTATGATAATGTTTTTTGAGTAACTGTTTGTTGCTTAGACACACCCTCTGTGCCAGAAAATAGTGTTAGTAACGAAGGTATGTTCTGGTTGTTACGAAAACCTACAACAGAGGTAGGGTAGTAGTTTGTGCCTTCCAGTAATCGTAGGCTCTGAGCATCGCCACCGAAAGATATACCACCACCCTCAAGTACCACAGGGAAATATAGAGTATATGGCTCGTCAGGATTACCATACATAACAGGTACGTTATCAGCCATGATAGCATTCTTAACCTTAACACCTGCTGTAGTGTTAGCGGTTGGAGCACCGAATAGAGTGATTGGGTCTTGCCCATTATCTACAAAAGTAGTGTTACCTGTTGGTACGTTAGCTTTTAGCAAAAACATATCTCCCACAGCTACAGCAGAGCCTTGTATAGCTATAGCTATATACACGTTACGACTTGTAGCTCCCACTGGAGGTGTGTCATTAAACGTAAGAGTAAGATACTCTGTACCGTCTGTTTTCCATGAGCCACGAGATTTGTTGACCGTTGCTGATAAGATATTACTTATACCTGTTTCGCCACCACCATCTGAGTTATAGGTTATACAGTAATAAACGGTTATACCACCGCTTGTTAGCCCTGTGCGAGCATAAGTTAGGGTATTCACAGGGTTTACTACCGATGTAAATTGGTTCATCGTAAAGTCAGATAGGTCTATATATCTAAGCTGGTCTGTCCCATTCATACACAACAACCAGTTACCTGTACGCAAAAAAGTAGTGATAACGCCAGATGTAGTGGTTATAGAATTGCTACCTCCACAAGCCGTCCAAGAGGTGTCATTCTCTTGGCAGTACCTAACCTTGCCGTCATCAGCCATGAAATAATATATCTGCCCATCATAATAAACGGTTGAGACTTCACTGTTGAACCCTGCTGCATCGGGTAACCACTTACGTTTTACTAGTCGTTTAGTGACATTCCCCCTAGAATTAACCATTACATTACGCCCATAAGAGAACGCATTAGGTTGTATATTATAATCGCCACGCTCATCAAGCCCCATATCAAACGAGGTAATGGGTGATGGTGAGGTTATTTGTGCACCTTTTACTTTTACAGGATTATCTAAAGCCATATCACCAGATTCCGTTTATATAAGCGTAATTATCTCTCTGCATATCATCAAGCTCATTAGTGAGGTTATTTTGAGTGATAGCCTTTTGTAACTCATTATTATATTTCTGAGCAAAACTAGGGCTTAAAGATATTTTAACTACATTAGACAGGCTAGTATTCTTGGCTACACCAAGCACAGCGAGCTGTTTATTGGGTAATAGTGCTATTGCACTGTCATCATTACGAGCCAGTGGTGGTAAATACTCTACTACGTCCAATACGATTGTAGCCCCCAACTCTACGTCTTTAGGTGGTCGTGATAACACCACATTACGCCCTACAAAAGTAGCCCTATCAGGTTTATCCCAAGCGTCATCTACCTGCCGTTGGCTAGGGTCAACCATCTTAAACGTAGCAATAACAGTATCATCAGCACTAATAAACTTTAGATATTTGTTCTGGCTGAATATAGGTGAGCGATATTCGTCAGGTAATGTGAATGAATAAGTAGTCGTATCAGCTATTGTAGCTAAGGTGTAATCATCTACCCTAAGTTTTGACCAATATGCCTCTGTTTCAAACTCATCTTTCCATAAATTAAAAGCCCGTATGAAGTCATCTTGAAACTGGGTTAGGTCATCGCCAGTGTCGTCATTGGTGACACCATTTATAGAGTAGTATGTGTCCTGAGCAAGTGATTCGATATTATCTATGGCTGCCATAAGCTTATTATACTCTACCTGACCTTATAGTGTGTACTATATTGGGCTGTATCCTCTTAATTCTAGGCAGTATTTTAGTTGACTCAGCCATAGTCTGATATTCTCGTACCTTTGGTGCATTAGAGCCAACCCCTGTTAATCTACCAAAATCAGCCGACAGTTTGTTAATTTTTGAACCACCACGTCCACGTCCTGAGCCAGACTTCTTAGCTGAGTATTTTTGCTTTTTATTATCGCCCTTGGCGAATGAAGCCCCCGCTTTAGCCATAGCCTCATCTATTGCCCATAGTTTTTGGTATAAGTCAGGGTTGTATTCATCGCTATCGGGGTCGCCCATCTTACGCCACTCAGAAAGGGCAGTGTGCTCATATTCATCTACATCTTCAACAGATAGATTCTTGTCTTTGGCTGTTTTTAGACGATTTATCCGTTCTTCATACTCACCACGAGTCTTTTTAGATAACTCTCCGTCGTCATTAGCCCTTTCCATAGCCCATTCTTCACCCCTGATAGCTCCGTCTATGTCGCCATTTTCAAATGACTTACGAATGCCATCGCTTGATTCTGGGGTTTTGCCCTCTCTATATTGCTTATCTCTAGCGTTTTTAGCGTCCTTAGCACTTTGAACTGCTTGTTCTTCATTTCTAGCCTTAGTAGAACTGTCATTAGCGTGCGAACCTGCCGTAACTATGTCTAGTGGGTCTCTGAATGTTTTACCTTCTTCTCTTGGCAAGGACTGAGATACAAGTGGTATCATATTTTTAATTTTATTCACTTCAGTCCCCCACGCATCAGTTTTCTCTGAAGTCTTGCCATCAGCTCCAACCACCTCTTTAGTAGCTTTAGTTTTAGCTCGTTCACCTGTTGGGTTTAGGGTTTCGTTCATATTAAGGAATGAGTTAGTGGCGTTCATAGCACCCGATGCTGGCATGAACATACGACCTATACTGCCAACCGACTTAGCTATTAGACTATTCTCATCTTGACCATATTGACCAGTGCCAAGTGCTGTCTGAATTGGGTTTTCGCCACCTAATGTCTGGTTGGTGCCAGCTATCCCTTTTAGTTGTTTCATAAGGCTATTACTAAACTCACCCAAACTAGCGTGTTCACCGTTAAATAGCTTTTGTAAGTTATACCCTACTGTCATGTTCATAGCACCTGGTCCAAACGTGCTTAGTGATATGCTACGACCACCAATATTTATGTATGGACCGTTATAATCCTCGCCATTGGTATTTTTATCGCTTAGAATACCAGCCTTTTGTAACAACATACCTCCAACAAACGCCTCGCCAGTATTTGTAGCAAGCCTACTCAAATTATCCACGACCATTTGTGAGTCTTGTTTAGCGATACCATCGCCTATCTTATAGATGTTATGTATCATATTTTTATCAGTGAACAGGCGGTCAAAATTACCAGCTTGCCAACTCTTAAATGGGGCCATAATGTGTGATGCCAACTTGCCAGTATTGCCCTTACTCTCCAAGAATTTTGTCATGCTCCCTAATGTTTGAGCTAGGTTATTTCTATGTAGGTTGTTACTTCTGAGCCAGAATTGAGCGGCTTGGTCTTGAGTTTTAGCGTCTGAAATCACCTTAGTGGTGTTTACAAAATCATCTAATGACTTACCCTTTAGTCCCAGTTTTTGCCCCTGCTGACGGACTAGCTGGGTGTTCATCATATCTTTTTGCCCACGAGTGATATTCGTGGCAGCCTCTCTGGTATCGCCTATAAACCGCCCTACACGAGTCCTAAGCCCTGCTTTAGAGTCAGTACGAGTAGCCCTCTGGTATTCTTTTACGAAATCATCTAGCCGACGTTCGTCTTTGGTCAATGCTCTAGCAGTATCTTTAACGCCTTGCACATTACCTTTAGCTAACTCGCCTAAATCTCTAAGATGGAACTCACGAAACTTGCCAGCCTGACCAGGTAGTTTATTCAACACACGACCAGCAGTACCCTGTACAGCGTTAGTGGTCAAATCAGCTATAGAAGTTAGTGGCGTAACCACAACATCTCTAATAGCACCGAGTGGGTTACTAAGCATACTGGTCTTAGACGCTTGTATTACTTTATCTACTTTGCCAGCAGAGTGTTCTCGCACAGCCTTAGCACTGTATTCTAGTGCTCTTTCATTAGCTAGTTCTTTTTCAATAGTTAGGTCATTGTGAAGTTTGTTAAGTTTATTGACCTCAGCTCTAGTCAAATCACCCTGTCCAGTCAATTTAATCTTTTCACTGTTGGCTCTCAGTGCGGTTTCTACCTCATCAAGAGATTTCTCTAGGTTGGTGACATTATCTATTTTACTTAAAAGCTCTGCCCTAACACTAGGTTGCATTTCTACACCAAGTTTTCTAAGTTGTTTACCAACCCTCTCAACAAGATATTGAGACTTCATTTCTGGTGGTAAACTATCAAATAAGTGTCTGAACATTACCAACCCTGTACCATGCTTACTCCCAGCATCTTGAAGTGCATTTATGCTTTCTGAAACAGCCTTTTGAACCTCTGGGGTTTGTTCCATAGCTAGCAGTTTCTTAGCTCTCATAAGTTCGTCTGTAATCTGTTGAGGGTCTAAACCACTGCCGTCCCCACTGATAGTCTTGCC